CGGCGACCCGATTCTGAGCTGGGGCTTGTCCAACGTCGTCGCGGCCAAAGACCCGGCGGGCAACAAGAAGCCCGACAAAAGCAAGAGCGCCAACAAGATCGACCCCGCCGTTGCTGCGGTGATGGCCGTCGGCCGCGCCATGCACGGCGAGAGCAACTCACACCACCAGGCCTTCGTGGACCTCAACGCCACCGAAGAACCTGCAACCGCAGAACCCACCCCATGACCGCAACGCTCGAGACGGCCGAGACGGCGCAAGCCTTCCGGCCCGGCGGAGCCATGGCCGAATGGATTGCAGCCGACCCGCACCGCGCTGCCCGCGCCGGCATCGTGCCCGCGGTGCAGAACAGCACCAACGTCGTGAGCAGCAACGTTGCCGCCATGCATGCCCTGTTCAACCAGGCGCCCGTGAGCAGCGGCTACCCGGTCACCGACTACACCTCCATGCAGGTCGGCACCGTTTACGCCTGCCTCAGCAAGATCGCTGGCGCAGTGCTCCAGCTGCCCATGCACCAGTATCGGCAGGCCATCGGCGGCGAGCGCGAGCGTATGGAAAAGTCACCCCTGTGGTGGCTGCTCAACGAACAACCCTCCGCCTGCTGGACGGCCGCGAGCTGGAAGGAATGGATCGTCCGCTGCGTGCACCTGCGTGGCGACCAGTTCACCGAGATCGTTCGCAACAAGGGCGCATCCGCAGGCGGCAAGGTCGAGTCCTTGATCCCGCACCACCCGGATGCGGTGGTGGTGCGCCGCCACGTTGCCGAGGGTGGCGAGTTGCAACTCGTCTACGACGTGCTCGACATCTACGCCGGCAAGTCGCGCACCGTTCTGCAAGACGACATGCTGCACTTCAGCGGCTTCGGGTTCGATGGCCTGCGCAGCATCAGCGCCATCCAGCACGCTGCCCGCAACGCCGTCGGCAACGCGCTTGCCTCGGCGGACTTTTCGGGCAAAAGCATCGGCGCAGGCGCCATGCCCAAGATCGCGCTCACCTACCCGAACAAGCTCTCGACCGACCAGTCCGACCTGCTGCGCAAGTCATTCGTCGCCACCTACGGCGCCGGCCCCACGCAACAGCTGATGCCGCTGGTGCTCACCGAAGGCGGCACCGCTGCCCCGCTGACCATCTCGCCGGTGGACATGCAGCTGCTCGAGTCTCGCCGCTTCGAGCGCGAAGACATCTGCCAGATCCTCGGCGTGCCGCCCGTGATGATCGGCGAGAACGAAAAAACGAGCAGCTGGGGCACCGGCGTCGAGCAAATCACGCTCGGCTTCGTGAAGTTCACCCTCTCTCCGCACCTGTGCCGGTGGGAGGAAGAGATCAACCGCAAACTGTTCCCACGCTCCGGCATGTTCGTCGAGTTCGAGCTCGATGCGCTGCTGCGCGGCGACAGCAAGGCCCAGGCCGAAGCCTTCCGCTTCGCGCTCGGTGGCCCGGGCAGTGGCGACGGCTACATGTCCGTGGACGAAGTTCGCAAGCTGAAGAACCTGCCCCCGCTGGGTGGTGACTTCGCGCACCCCTTCAAAGCCCAGCGCGGCACCGAAGCCGCAGCCAACCAGGCCCCATCAGCACCATGAAAGTCAACAAGCTCCTGCAATTGCTGCGTGAAAACGCCACCCGCAACGAAGCCCCGGCACCGCTGCGCAGCGTGGCCGGTGAAGAGGCGGTGGACATCTACGTCTACGACGTGGTCGATCCCTACTGGGGCGCCAGTGCCAACGCGCTCATCCAGGCCCTCACCGCGGCCGGTGGTCAGCCCGTGTGCCTGCACATCAACAGCCCGGGCGGCGATGTGTTCGAGGCCCGCGCCATGGCTGCGGCCGTGGCCGCCTACCCCGGCCCCGTGGAGGCCTGCATCGACGGCATCTGCGCGTCTGCCGCCACCTACCTCGCCCTCGCGGCCAAGAACGTCTGCATGGTTGAGGGTGCGCTGCTGATGGTGCACAACAGTTGGACCCTGGCCTACGGCAACAAGGCCGACCTGACCAGCACCGCAGACCTGCTCGACAAGATCGACGGCACGATCGCCGCCGACTACATGCGCAAGACCAAGGCCAGCGCCGAACAAGTCAAGGCCTGGATGGATGCCGAGACCTGGTTCACCGCGCAAGAAGCGCAGGCGGCCGGGTTCATCGATGCCATCGAGCCCAACACCCAGGCCGGGGATGCCACCGAAGACGCCGCCCAAGCCAGCGCCGCCCGCTGGAACCTGAGCGCCTACGCCAACGCGCCCAAGCCCGCTACGCCGGCCGCCCCTGCGGCACCGTTGCCGGACATCAACCCCGCCATCGCAGCCCAGCTGCAAACCAACCGCAACCGCCTGCGGTTGTTCGAGCACATCTGACGCTTCCCGCGTCGATCGCTGGCCACCGTTTTGGTGGCCTTTTTTTTGTCCGCTCAACGCCAAGAAAGGGCCAAACATGAGCAGCATTCAAGCACTGCGGGAACGCCTCGCCGTTCTCAACAAGGAAGCCAACCACATCCTCGCCGAAAAGGGGTCGCAAGTCTGGTCGAAAGAAGACCAGTCCAACTTCGACACCAAGATGGAAGAGGCCGACCGCGTCAAGGCGCAGATCGACCGCACCCAGCGCCTGGCCGAGCAAGACGCCGAAGACAACTTCACCGACCTCCAGCGCGTCGAGAAGGGCGCAAAGGGCAACCCGGCCCAGGCGGCCGCCCGCGAAGGCTTCGACCTCTTCCTGCGCAAGAGGCGCGAAGAGATGAACGACGAAGAGCTGCGCAAGTTCCGGAACACCATGTCCACCACCACCGGCTCGCAAGGCGGCTTCGGTGTGCAGACCCTGGTGTCGCGCGACCTGATCGACATCTTGAAGAGCTACGGCTACATGCGCAGCGTGGCCAGCCAGATCACCACCGAAAACGGCGCCGACCTCAGCTACCCCACCACGGACGGCACGGCGGAGCTGGGTGAAATCGTCGCGCAGAACATCTCTGCCTCGGCGGCCGACCCGGTGTTTTCCAACCGCGCGTTGAATACCGTGAAGTTCGGTTCCAAGGTTGTCGCGGTGCCCATCGAACTGTTGCAGGACGCTCAGTTCGACGTGGCCTCCATGGTCACCAAGCGCCTGATGGACCGCATCGGCCGCATTCAGAACCAGAAGTTCACGGTCGGCACCGGCACGGCGGAGCCCTTCGGTCTGGTGACTGCCTCCAGCACCGGCAAAGTCGGCAACAGCGGCCAAACGCTGACGATCGTCTACGACGACCTCGTGGACATGGTCGATTCGCTCGACGCCGCGTACCTGGACAACCCGTCCAGCACCCCGCAGCTCAACAGCGCCGCGCCGGGCTGGATGTTCAGCCAGACCATGCGCCGCGTTGTCCGCAAGATCAAGGACACCGCGGGCCGCCCGATCTGGACGCCCAGCTACGACGAGGGCCTGGCCAGCCAGACGCCTGACCGCCTGCTCGGCTACCCGGTGTACATCAACAACGACATGGCCGTGCCGGCTGCCAACGCCTTTTCGCTCGCGTTCGGCAACTTCCACAAGTACCTGATCCGCGATGCGATGGACATCACCATGTTCCGCTTCGACGACAGCGCCTACATGAAGCTCGGCCAAGTCGGCTTCCTCGCCTGGTCGCGTGCCGGCGGCAACCTGATGGACATCAACAGCGTCAAGTTGTACCAGCACAGCGCCACCTGATTTCTTGCGGGTGTCTCCGCGCGCTCGAAAGGGCGCGCTTTTTCCGTGGGCCTGCACGCAAGCGCAGGCCCACGGTCGTTTTTGAGCCACTGCCGCAGGAGGCCGGGCCATGCCAAAGAAAACCGCCGCGCCAAAAGCCGGCAAGACCGAAGCGCGCGTGCTCGTTGCATGCGCTTGGGGGCAAGTCAATGACGTCGTCCCCGTCAGCACCGAAGACGCCGCCGCCGGCCTTGCCGCCGGTGAGCTCGACCCATCCCCCGAGGCCGTGGCCTACGCCAAAAGCCTCACGCAGGAGTAACCCACCATGCAAGACAAACTCAACGCCACGGCCAGCGCCGCGGCCAGCGTGGCCCTGCCCGTCGGTGCCGCCGAAAGCGCGCACGCCGAAGGCCGCTACACCGTCGAGTGCTACGAGTACGAAGGTGGCCCGCTGCTCTGGCGCGACCACATCGACAACGTCGTCACCACCGTCGGCAAGAACCTCGCGCTCGACACCATTCTGGCCGGCAGCGCCTACACGGTCGTCGGCCCGTACATGGGCCTCATCTCGTCCATCAGCTACGCCAGCGTGCCCGTGGCAGCCGACACCATGGCGTCCCATGCGTCGTGGACGGAAGCGGGCAGCACCAACGCCCCCACCTTCGCCGCGCGCATTGCGCCGGCGTGGTCTGCGGCGTCCGGTGGCTCCAAGGCCGCCAGCTCGGCCGTGAGTTTCACGATGACGAGCGCCGGCACCCTCAAAGGCGCATTCATCGTCTACGGCACGGGCGCCGTCACCACCCTTATGAGCACCGCCGGCACCTTGCTGTCCGCCGGCTTGTTCTCGGGTGGCGATCAAGTCGTGTCCAGCGGCAACGTCGTCAACGTCAGCTACTCCCTCGCGCTGTAAGGAGCACCCCATGAGCTTCACCAAAGGCCAGAAAGTCGTGCAGGTTCAGCCGGCACCCATCGAAGGCACCGTGGTCGGCTTCGGCGTCGATCAGCAAACCGGCGCCGTGCAGATTCAAGTGGAGTGGGTGGACGCGGATGCCGATGGCACCCCGCACACACACGCCCGCTACTTCACGGTGGATGAACTGCGCTCCGCAGAAGCCTGACCCTCAGGCTGACTGCAAAGGCTGACGATTCATGGCCCACATCACAGAAGACCGGGTGCTCGAAAGCACCACCACCACCGGCACGGGCGCCCTCGCGCTCGCCGGTGCGCTGGCGGGCTACACGACATTCGCCTCGGTGATGACCAGCCCGAGCGACACCTG